AAAAACTACAGGAGAAGTGGAATCCCGTACTAAAGCATGATGGTCTTCCTGAGATAAAGGATAACTATCGTAAAGCGGTTACCGCACAACTCCTAGAGAACCAAGAAAGGTTCATGCGTGAGGAAAAGAATATCCTCACAGAGGCACCTACTAACGCAGGTCCTATCAACACACCTACAACACAGTCAGGTGCTAACTTCGGTTTCGACCCAATTCTTATTAGCTTGATTCGTCGTGCTATGCCTAAGCTTATTGCTTATGACATCGCAGGTGTTCAGCCTATGAATGGTCCTACTGGATTGATCTTCGCAATGAGATCACGCTACGTTAACCAGTCAGGTAACGAAGCATTCTTCGATGAGCCAGACGCACAGTTCTCTGGTAGTCAAGGTGGTACACCTCCAACAGCAACAACTGAGAAAAACCCAGGTTTAATCAACGATGCTAGTGGTGGCGGTACAACTGAAGGAAACTATGACCTTGCTTCAAGTAAGTTCGGTACTTCAGAACTTGAATCATTAGGAGAAGGTACTTCTACAGCGTTCATGGAAATGGCGTTTAGCATAGACAGAATTGCTGTTGAAGCTAAAGGTAGAGCACTAAGAGCAGACTACTCAGTTGAACTTGCTCAAGACTTGAAAGCAATCCACGGATTAGATGCCGAGTCTGAACTAGCAAACATTCTTTCTACTGAGATCCTTGCTGAAATCAACAGAGAAGTTGTTAGAACTGTTTACCGTGGTGCTAAACCAGGTGCTCAGGTCAACACTGCTAACGCGGGTGTATTCGACTTAGACGTTGACTCAAATGGAAGATGGTCTGTTGAGAAATTCAAAGGTCTACTATTCCAGATCGAAAGAGATGCTAACGCAATCGCACTAGAGACTCGTAGAGGAAAGGGTAACGTAATCATCACTTCTAGTGATGTTGCTTCTGCTCTTGCTATGGCGGGTGTTCTAGACTACTCTTCAGGTATCAACCAAGCAGTTGGTGGACTTGGCGAGATTGATGACACAGGAAACACATTCGTTGGTACAATCAACGGAAGATTCAAAGTGTACATCGACCCTTACTCAGCAAACGTATCTGCTGACCAATACTACGTTGTTGGATACAAAGGTACTAATGCTTACGACGCAGGATTATTCTATTGTCCTTACGTTCCGCTACAAATGTACAGAGCGATTGGACAGGATACATTCCAGCCACGTATCGGGTTTAAAACTCGTTACGGAATGGTTCTTAACCCATTCGCTAAGGGACTTACAGCTCTTACAAACTCTGATCCACAGCACAGCACAAACATTGGTGCTAACGCTTACTACAGAAGAGTTAGAGTTGCTAACCTTATGTAATCCTGTATCAGGATATACTGAAATAACTTTACAAGGGGCGTTTCGCCCCTTTTTTTATGCTAAATTATAATACTATGAACGGTAGAGTGAACAAAGTAGCAATGACCGCGAAGGTGATGAGGATGAAGGATGGACTTCATCGTCACCAGTGGTACCCTCATTGGGATGAGAACGAGAGAGCAGCAGCTCAAATGATCCTAAATAATGTACTAGATGTATTAGATGAGTATTGGGAATGACATCCTCAAGTAAGTTATTTTCACCTGATAGTAAGAACTTCCTCTCACCCGTTGGGTTTAAATTTCTTATAGAAAGAATACCCACAGTAGAATTTTTCTGTCAGACAGTAAATATACCAGAAATAAGTATCGGAAATAGAACCATAGAGACCAGAGTCAAGGCATACGACACACCTGGTGACAAGATGACCTTTGGTGATCTCAACCTGACGTTCATGATCAACGAAAACATGGACAACTACTATGAGATATACAAATGGTTGAAGGGTATGACTAACCCTAAGCATGAAGAAGAGTTTGCTAACTATCTACGTGGTGTATATGAACCTGGCAGACCAACAGACTACCAAAAAATCACAACTGATGCTAGACTATTAGTATTAGACAGTAATTTCAATAGCATCACCTCGGTTGTATTCGAGAACCTATTCCCTGTATCACTTAGTGGTGTCAGGTTATCAGCAGATGCTACTGACATTGACTACGTAACTGCTGATGTGTCATTCAAATACACCCTCCTAGAGTTTATAGACAGCGACGGAAATAAAGTCTGATATATAATACAACAAGACATTTAGTATGAATCTTGAAATGATTGAGTCCATGTGGAAAGAGGACTCCAAACTTGATGATGAAAAATTAGATCATGACTCCCTTGCTATACCAAGGAAACATGCTAAGTATCTACAGTTACTAAATCAAGTAACGATGCTCAGAGATGAGCACGAACTAAAACTAAAGTCACTTTACCGTGAACTCTGGGAATTTTATACGGGAAAATCTGAAAAGCCATTTCCTACTAAACTTCTAAAGACAGACATCTCTATCTACATAGATTCAGATGAAAAATACCAGAAGGCTGTATTCAAGCTCAAGTATTATAACCAGATGATTGATACTCTTAAGAGTATACTAACGGCTGTGAACAATCAATCGTTTATGATTAAGAATGCGATTGAGTTTGCCAAAATGCTGAAGGGTTACGATGTCTGATGTCCTTATCAAGAAGAAGAACGAAGTATATCTCACACTAGATTGCCCACCCCACGTACAATATGAATTGGCAGACGAGTTCACCTTCGAGGTGCCTCAAGCAAAGTTCATGTCTGCCTATAAAAAGAGGTATTGGGATGGAAAAATCAAATTATTCAGTCCAGCTACAGGTGAAATATATGCTGGCTTGCTACCTTACGTTACAACTTTTCTACAGGAGCACGGATACCCATACAAATTCGTCGACAACGCTGTCTACGGACTTCCAGAAGAAGTGGATGACCTTGTTACACCCACTGCTGTCGGAGTATTCGTTAAGGGATTACAGTTACCTCACAAAGTAAGGGACTATCAGTACCAAGCAATCTATGAAGCAATGAGATACAGGAGGAGATTACTCCTGTCACCTACCGCTAGTGGTAAGAGTCTCATGATATATGCTCTCTGTAGGTACTTTGGTAAGAAAGATCTAAAGACACTCATTGTAGTGCCTACTACGTCCCTTGTAGAGCAGATGTACAAGGACTTCAAAGACTATGGTTGGGGTGTACATCACCATTGTCACAAGGTATATGGCGGGGCGACCCCATTTTCTGAGAAAGATGTTATAATAACTACATGGCAATCCATCTATAAGTTACCCAAAAAGTACTTTGAATCCTTTGGAGCAGTCATAGGTGATGAAGCACACCAGTTCAAGGCAAAGTCATTGACTGGTATCATGAATAAATTACATGACTGTAAGTATAGAATAGGGTTCACAGGTACGTTAGACGGGTTACAGACCAATAGACTGGTCTTAGAGGGTGTATTTGGTACTGTTAACAAGGTTACCAAGACCGAGAGTCTCATTAAAGAAGGACACCTATCAGAGTTTGAGATTAAAGTTCTCATGCTCAAGCATAAGTGGAGAGAGTTTGACAACTATCAGGATGAGATGGAGTACATATGCTCCCATGAAGGTCGCAATAGATTCATACGTAACCTCGTATGTGATCTAGAGGGTAACACACTGGTACTATTCAACTATGTCGAGAGACATGGTATGCCATTATTCGATTTGATAAATAATCATGTAGAGGATTCTAGACAAACCTTCCTCATCTACGGTGGAGTAGAGACCGAAGACAGAGAGAAGGCAAGAAGAATCGCTGAGACCACTAAAGATAGTATAATCGTAGCATCGTACGGTACTTTCTCCACTGGTATCAACATAAGAAACCTACATAATGTAGTATTCGCATCGCCTTCTAAGTCGCGAATAAGGAATTTACAGTCAATCGGACGGGTACTCCGTAAGGGAGACAATAAGACAAAAGCTGTACTGTATGATATAGCAGATGACATCTCAAAAGGAGGTCGTCGCAACTATACTCTCAACCATTTGGTTGAGCGTGTTAAAATATACAATGAAGAATCATTCGATTATGAATTTATTGATGTCAACTTACAAACGAAATAGATATGCCAACTGACGACGAGTTCCTCGGAGCACTTAAAATTGTAACAGGTGAAGAAGTTTTATCTAGAGTTACATATGTGGACGATGAGAACGGAAACTATGTGGTTCTTGAGAACCCTATCCTTGTAGAAGAAGTAACAGTTGCTGACCGCGTGGGTGCCAAGGTCTCCCCTTGGATGAAATTCTCTAGAGAGAGATCATTTCTAGTACCTATGGATAGAATAGTCACATGTGTAGAGTGTGACGCTGAGGTTGCTGCCTTCTATGAAATGTCTATAGAGAAGATTGACCCAGAAGCAACAAAAAATCCCCCTAGGAAACAAGGTGACCTTGGATCTGTGGAGGAGTCTAGAGCAATTCTAGAGTCTATCTTTAAAAAGAAGAACAAATGGTCCTAATATGTCTTTGAACCTGCTACACAGTTAGTGTACACCTTTCAGAGCGTGTTGTCAAGCTTGACGTGGACATCGTAACATAGTATACTGTAAGTAACCAAACCCATTGGTATGAAAAAGAAGTCAGAACACTACGTTAATAACAAAGAATTCCTTCTTGCCCTTGTAGATTTCAAGGCAGATTGTAAAGTTGCTGAGGAAAATGGTCAACCTAGACCACAAATCAGTAATTACATAGGAGAATGTTTTCTTAAGATAGCAACACACCTGTCATACAAACCTAACTTCGTCAACTATATGTTCAGAGAGGACATGATATGTGATGGTATAGAAAATTGTGTACAGTACATAGGAAACTTCGACCCAAGCAAGTCAAGTAACCCTTTCGCATATTTTACACAGATAATATACTACGCTTTCTTACGTAGGATTTCTAAAGAGAAGAGGCAATTAGAGATAAAGAACAAGATTATAACAAAATCAGGGTACGATCAACTGTTCCACAGTGATGGCAACGATGATCACTCAGCAATGAACAGCATAAAAGAAAACGTACAGGTAAAATCAAATTGAACATAGCAATAATAACTGATCAGCACTTCGGTGCTAGGAAGTCTAGTCGACATTTTCATGATTACTTCCTTGACTTCTATGACAACGTATTCTTTCCATACCTAGAGGAGAATAATATAAAAATACTACTAGATTTAGGTGATACATTTGATAATCGTAAGAATGTAGACATCTGGTCAGTAGATTGGGCAAGAAATAATTACTTCAATCGACTACAAAAAATGGGGGTCGAGGTTCACTCACTCGTGGGGAACCATACTGCCTATTATAAGGACACAAACAGCGTAAATACACTAGATAATTTCCTTGGTGAGTATCCTAACGTACACATATATTCTGAACCAACACAGGTAATGATAGGTGACCTAGAAATACTGTTCATACCATGGATAAATGCTGAAAATCAGGAAAATACCTATAAAATGATAGAAGATACCACTGCTACTGTAGCGATGGGTCATCTAGAACTCAGTGGGTTTGAAGCACATAAAGGATTTACCATGACACATGGTATAGATAAGCAACTTTTCTCTAA